AGTTGTTGTGTAGTCTGCACCACAATCTATGAAGATATTTGAAATAGTTGCCATAAAAAAACCCTTATAAATGTTGTAAGTATTTATAAGGGTTAATTATTTAAGTAAATTGTAAAAAGTATTATCCTTTAGGATTATCGTCTTTTACCTTTTTGATTTTTGCAGTCATAGCTGCTGAAAATGCACCTTCTTTATAAAGGTCATCTAATTGATCTCCAATATCTGGATAAAGTGGTTGTCTTGTGCGAGCATAGGCTTGAGAATCCCATTCAGTCTCAAGTTCTGCTTTTTTAGCATCAATATCTGCTTTTGATATTTCAGTTGTTCCTTCTGTCCATTCAATAGTTTCTGTACTACCATCTGATGGAGTGCTAATTGTAACTTGAGCATTTGGATTGATTCTTAATATTGCTTCTAATGTTCCTATTTGTTTTATCATACTATGCTCCATCTTTTTACTGAAAAATTTATTCCTGTGCGAACGTATCCTGTTGTGTGGCCACCCCAAGTAGCATTAGGGGTAGTGTGAGTGAACCCTGTCATCCTGATATAGTAAGTTGTATCAGCAGTCATTCCTGCTGTGGATGCATCAATAGCATAGCTTCCACCACTTTCATTATAGTTTCCATAATCACCACTATGTCCATGTTGACCACTTGCGTGCCTCCCATTTGTCCATATTGTTGTTACACCTGAACTGAATCCAGTATTGGTGGCTTTTTGTATACCATAACCAGCATACCCATCAGAAATATGGAACTGAAAAGCAAACCCAAACTCAAGTATATCATTTGCGTGTTCTGGTGTTATAGTGAGATAATTACTACCTGAAATATTTATGTTATCTTGATTTGCGGAGGTACTTTGGGTTGAAGTTGTATAAAGAAATCTGTCATATTCCTTAAATCTTGGCATAACAATATTGTTATTACTAAGATTCCCTGTAACTACAGTTCCTAGAGCATTTGCTGTTCCTGCAAGAGTTGTACTACCAGTTGTTCCTACAGTTAAAGCTGCATCTCCTCCTTCATCCTGAAGGACTAAACTTCCACCACTAGTAGGTTTTATTATTAAGTTTGCCATTTTATTTCCTTGTTACTTTTATTTATAATAGTTTTTATCTTTATTCCACAGGCCCCGAATTGTCTTTTGGCCATTTAGTTTTTATTGTTTTAATTGCATCTTCCCATGTAGTAGTACCATCTTCTTTGTCATCAAATTGCATTTCAAATTGATTTAGAGCACCATATTCTGCTTTTCTTTTGCGTGAATAATCTAATGCATCATACTCTGCTTGCATAGTGGCCACACCATCCTCACATTCTTTCTTTGTAGGTTTAGGATCATCTGAATAAATAATAAGATTTTCATAATTTGGATTGTCAATATCTTTGGAAAACCCGAACCATTGACCTTCTCTTATACTTGCTAGATATTGGGATAAAGTAAATTTCATTATGTATCTCCTAATCTTTTTATAAGTATTCCCCCAACATTTCCACTTGCGGCTTGATATAATGTTCCAGCTGAACTGCCAGTAACGAATTTTACTTTTTGCTGACCTATATCTGTTATATCAAAAATTGCTGTAGAATGTAGTTGTGCCCTCCACCAATCATTGCCTGATGTGTGCAAGTTGTGATGGGCGGCTGTATGGCCAGTCCAACTACTTCCATTATTGGTGGTGTAGTAAGTGGTACAATTTATAGATTCTGCTGAAACAGCAGTATTATTATTTGTATAAAAAGAAAACCGAACATCTACTTCCCAAAAACCTGTGGTTGGAAATGAAATTACGCCACTTGAATGGGTTACTGGACTGCCTAGAATTGCAGTAACAGACCAAGTTGTTATAGGATCAGTAGTCCCACTTGCTACAAAATCAGAACATTTCAATGATGATATACTTTTAATTCCTGTATATCCTGTAACAGTAGAACCGATTGAGCCTGAAGTAACTGTACCCAATCCTGTAATTGCAGGAGTTCCAGTAACAGCACTTCCAAGCGTTACTCCTGTTCCAAGTTCTCCTGTCATTCCTGTCAGGTCACTTCTTTCTTTTGCCAATAAAGAACCAGCTGAAAGTACCCCTGTTCCAGTAATTGTGTATGCACCACCAGCAGTTAATACAACATCAGCAGTAGGTTTTACAGAACTTAAAGTAAGATGACTATTAATTGTTGCATTTCCTGACAACGTATATGCATCAGAGGTATACAGTCTACTTTCAGAATAAGTACCAGAGATATTCTGAGTTGCAGTATTTGCTAGATAAGTATCAGCTGCAAACTTATCCCCTGTTATTGCATCTTCTGCGATTGAGTTAGTGTTTATCTTTGTTAGTACTGGCATTATCTTTTTCTTTTTTTATTAATCTTCATCATATGATGCATGATCTTTATTATCTTTATCATATGGTACAAATGACGGATCTTGTGGCCAATTAGTAACCATACCATTTTCATCAAATGTTGCATCTGATGGCAAATCTCTAAGAGCTTGTCGATAAGCTTTCCATTCATCAGACATTACTGGACTATCTGGAAGTGACATCCAATCTGATTCTTTTAATAATCTATCTCTCTCTTGTCGTATATGAGAAATATCATTTGGTTTTGCCATTTTATTTTTCTTTTTTAATTTGTTTCAAACAGAGTATCACAATGTATTTTATGAACCGAAACATACATAATTGCATTATATGAAGCATTACCACCAGCAGTTCGTTGAAAAGGAATTGTTACAGTAGTGCCACTTTGAGATGTGCCTGGATTATTAAGATATGGGTATCCTGAAAATCCAGCTGTACCACTTCTATGACCATAACTGTTTTCAAGAGAAGCCGACCAAAGACCTTGATAATCATTTCTATATAGCAACATTTCTCTTTTATAACCATACGAATCTGTAAGATTTGAGTTTGCCCAATAAAAATGAAACATATATATTGCACCTGAAGAACCTAACATTCCATAAGTTAAACCAGTTGCAGTATTTGAAGGTGAAGAATTACTTGCCCAAGTAAAGTCCTTTGACCATATCATCTCACCTTCCATGACAGGGCCCATAGTTGTGCCATTTATATGTAAACTTCTTGAAGGAGATGTAGTTCCGATGCCCACGTAAGCATTGTTTTTGATAAACATCGCATTTGTCCAAGAAATTGCATTATCCGCAGTACCAGAACTGGCAACTTTAAAAGTATAAGTACCATCATTAATTTCAATCATTGCGGATTCATCAGTATTTTTATATTTCCAAGTACCATCCGTATAGGCATTTTGTGTTAATGCAACCATATCACCTGAAGTTGCTCCAGCAATTCCACCTTGTTGACCTATATCAATAGCAGTCATAGCTGCTTCCCACGCATCTGGAGTACAACCAACTCCTATATTTTCATTACTATCAATAGTCATTGCCGTTGCATCTGCATTATCGTCTATACCTTTTGAAGTAAATGCACCAGTAGTAGTGATTGCTCCAGAGGTGTTGATAGCAATATTGTTTGATAGGTGTGAAGTATCAATAGACCCATCCACCAACTCAGAACTATCTACTGAATTTGGAGCTAAATCTGCACTTGTTAATGTATTATCAAAATCTGCTGTGATTCCTGAACTTGGTACTTTTGAAATTGCCATAATTGTTTTTTACTTATATTTATCCCATTAAGGTTTTGTTGGCCATGTTATATCATCTGGATCTGACTGTTTTGTAATGTCTCTGAGTTCCGTTCTGTAGTCTACCCAATCTGAAGGAATACTTGCATTAGGATGTTCTTCCTTTGCTTTCACTACTACCCAATCTGATTCTGTGAGTTCTCTATTTCTTCGTGTTCTAATGTCTGCCCATTTCTCTGCAAGGATTCTTGCATCTCTTGTGTCATCTTGTCCTACGAAATGGGATTGGACATATTGTTTTGGATCATAACTGTTTCCATCAATGTCCAGTATTTCTTCTGCATCACGTTTGGAAGCATAGTATTTGATGTTGTAGACTCCATCTGCTTGGTAATCACTTAACTGAGCAAGTCTTTCCTGTACGTTCTCATCAGTACATTCAACTATTGTATATCCAGTTTCACCAGAGTAATCTACTACAGGAGGATCACCAGAAGTAACAGAATCTAACCAAGCCCAGTATTCAGGTAATGACATTCCCTTCGTTATACGCCTACATTGCCATTCAACTTCTTCAACTGACTGTATTACATTTGATTTATGAGATATATACATTATCTATTTGCTCCTAAATATTTAACTTGAAATAAGTTTGGATTTCTATATTGAATCCTAAAAGTTCCACTAACTATTCTTGCATTCCATCGTTCACCCCTTTTCATATAATAATTATCAGTAAAATTCATACCTCCATGATCATTGTTGTTAGTATATGCCATATGTAATGTAACATCACTTTCATTTCTGTGTAATTCTATACCTAATTGAGTACCACTAAGACCTCTCATACTTACTGAAATTTCATACCAACCATCGTGTAAAATTATAAAACTATCAAAACCTATAGCGATTCCCTTATTATAATAATGCCTATTTTGAATATATCCCCTATAATCAGTAAAAATAGAATTTAATCTGCCACCTGAACCAGTAGAAGAAGTTGCACCACTAGAACTACCACCATTTGGACAAGAACAGACAAGGGCGTATTTTGGCCCAAGATAACTAGTATCTCTTGTAACCTCATCCCAGCTCTTACCATCAGCAGTAACGACTAAGTTCGTCTGTTCCATATTCCTGTCGCCACCTATTAATTCATAAGCGAAGGGCGTTTCAAAGGTCTGGTAGTGTGAGGATGTGTGGATTGGGGAAGCTATTTGATACCCAATGAAACGATAACCTCCATTTGTCAATGTATGTACAACTGTATTTGATCCTAATGTAATGCCGGGATTAGCCGTCATTTTCATATCCCCCCAACTTCCTGCTGAATTGTCTAATGTTGTATGAGTTACATTAGAACCACCATTAAATGCTGTTGTTCCTGCTTCTGATCTAATATCAACATTAGAACCGAAAAATGGAAGGGTACAAGAAGTCTGTGGGTTTGATGCGGCAGAACCAAAATTAGAAAAACCATAAGGAAGATAGGTTGTATGAACTACAACAGAATTATTACTACTATCATAGAAATTACCATTATAAAAAACATCTCGACTTCCTGACAACCCCCGAACTCCCTTACTGATTTCTGAGTTTTCCGCATCAGTTTGTGCTACATAGTCTGCCATCAGCATATAGTCTGCCAGCACTACTGAATCCTCTGGTATCGGAGGCTTCTTGGGTTGGTGGAAGGTTACATTTTCCTTTATTTCTTGCCACATTGTATTTGCCGTAACTCTATTTAGTCTAACAATATGAGTTCCATAAGGAAGATTTTGTGCCAAAGTATGCGTACCCGCAGGATTTCCTGATGACCATCCTTTAAGTTCAATACCATCTAAGTACCAGTTGAAATCATCAGACCCACCATGACCCCCTGTAGCATAGGCTTCAAATGTAATGCCTGTCCCAATAAATGTAATATAAATATTTGAGGGATTAGAATTCAAACGCATACCCTGTTCTCCACCATACACACCATTAGCGGAAAGAGAAGTTAATCCGTCATCCATTACATAAGCAATATCATCAACACCACTAAGCATACTTGCATCTTGCAAAGTACCACTTGTATTATTTCCTTGATTAGCCGCACCATTTCCAAACTCTCTCCAATGGAATGTCTTTGCAACTTCTGCTTGTGAGTGGTCTATTGTTGTTGAACTGAATAATGGTTGATATTGAGTAGTCCAACTATTAGCTTCAGGAGTATTTGTAGCAGAGGAAACACCTATAGAAGTTCCAGTAGGAGGCATCATATTTACTGATGTTTTGATGTTACCTGAACTATCTACCCATTTGACTACTCTACCGCCATTTACTGGTCTGTAATATTTTCCATTTTGTACCCATGCAGATAAACCTAAAGAAGTTGCAGTATCCAAAGTATCATCATAATATCCTGCTCCTGTTCCTGCCCATCCTGTAGCAACTGAACCATGTGAAGTTGTGTTACCTATTGCTACTGCCGTTCCTGCTTGATTTTGTGCAAATGGGTTGTAATGTGGTGTAGCTGCACTTACTGAAAATTTCTTACCATAACTTACTACATTTTGAGCTGGTATCTGTATTTGTGATTTGGTTGCAGTTGAAGTGGTGTCTTGGGCTATTAGTTCACAACCATAATGTGACACACTTGTAGAACCAAATTTAAAAGTATGTATTCCTAAAGTAGTTGAAATTGGAATATTTAGTAATGATCCAGCATCAACATATCTATCTTTCAATGGAGTCTCAGTAGTAGTATTAAAAGAATTTGAAGCTGTATTATTAGTGGTATAAGCAGAACCATCTAAAGCCCATTTGAATCCATACGTTGAATGCGGATATGTATAACCTATCCAGTTTATTCCATTAAAATATCCTGTAACTTCCCAAAAATCATTATCCCCTCCAACTGTTTGGAATGGAGTTCCATCATTATTATTATTAGCATTCCCATTTGAAGGATCAGCTTGTCTAATCCACTCTCTACCATCTATTGAATAAACATTAGAACCATGTGTTGCAGTCTCCTGTTCCAAAAGTTGTCTACTCTTAAACTTATGCCTCTGACTACCAAAATGAGCACCAATTCTAGGGTCTTTAATTGGCTTGCTTCCCTTGATGTCTGTGTAGTAGTAGCTCTTACCATCTGACTGTGCAGTTCCATAGTTACCAGAATGATCTGTAGTTCCATCCAAAAGTTTCCCTGCAACAGCTGGTTGCAGAACTCCTGGCTGAATATGAGGTTTAACTGGAATTGAACTTGCAGCTATATCTTCTCCAGCAATGGTTGCTGTGGTTGCAGTTAATGTTTTATCTATTCTTCGTATTGGCATTGTTTACTCTATGGTTTAGTTGGCCATGTTATGTCTGAATATTTAGTCTTGCTAGACTGCTCTGAAGGTAAGTCCCTCAATGATGTTCTGTATGTTTTCATGTCTGCTGAAAGTGTTTGGTCTGACAGAGCAAGGTGATCTGTATCTGCTAGTAATCGTGTTCTTTCTGTTCTTATTCGTGTCCATTCATCTGCGAGTAATCGGGCATCTCTTGTGTCATCTTGTGGTACGAAATGGGATTGTACATATTGCTTTGGATCATGACTGTTTCCATCTATGTCCAGTATTTCTTCTGCATCCCTTTTGGAAGCATAGTATTTGATATTGTATGTTACTCCCTCTGGTTCATCAAAAATATAATCACTAAGTTGTCTAAGTCTTTCTTCTACATTTTCATCCGTACATTCGACTATTGTGTATCCTGTTTCACCAGAATAATCTGCAACTGGTGGATCACCAGAAGTAATAGACTCTAACCAAACCCAATATTCAGATTTAGATAAACCTTTTGCACTCTGTCTACATTGCCATTCAACTTCACGAATAGTTTGTATTACATTTGATTTATGTGATATAAACATTTTTATCCTATCCTCGTAATATTGATTCTATTTCTTCCATATACGTCAAGTAATCCTGACCCACTTTTATAAAGATGAATATAATCTCCACGAATCATTGTTCGTATTTGTTCAAATTCTATAGTTATATCTGCTACTCCATGAGCTCTACTATAAAATCCGTTGGAATCATCAGCTCGATTCTTGCTTATTCTCCAAGCAACTACATTCCCATCATGTGCATACCAAGAAATATGAATCTTAAAAGTTCCCGGCACTAGACAAACAAATCGATCATAAGCAATAGCAAAATCTTTTTGGTATGCTTCATCAGCATTTCCAACACCTGATGCACTAGCTCTCAAGTCTCCTCTGAAGGTATCAAAAAGTGTACTTCCTGTTCCAGACCAATTAGCCCCACTTCCTGTGTCCAGCGAAGCATTAATACAAATACTAGATTGTAGATAACTCGTATCTAGTTACCTCATCCCATGTTTTTCCGTCAGCAGTAACCACTAAGTTGGTCTGCTCCATGTTTCGATCGCCACCTACTAGCTCATGTAGGTAGGGCGTTTCAAAAGTTTGATAATGTGAACTTGTGTGGGTTGGCGTTGCAATCATATATCCTTTACCAGAAATATAAGGCGCATAAGATTGATTTGCTTTTCCATGAAGGGCAAACTTATGTACTCCTAAAGTAACAGCTGCATCTAGGTAAACGATGTCTGCATGACCATTTCCAGTAGTTCCAGAATTTGCAACATCAGTATCAT